TAGGGTCGCCAAGCGAAAATGCCCAACTTCCCTAACCTACAAAAGTATCCAGACGAGCGAGAAATATTTCGATAAAATAAAAAAATTCCCCCAGAAAAAAATCCATGAAAAGAAGTCAAAGGATGAACAAAGGTTCTCAGAGATCCGCAGCGATTAGGCAGAGGAATTCGATGAGGCAATTTTACGAATTCCAGAGAAGTGTTGCAAAAAATAATCGCGCCAGAAAAAATGGACAGAAAAGGTCATCCAATAAATATTCCAGTGATAATAGTTTCACAAAAATACTGGAAGGATTATGGAAAATAATTTCAAAGATTTTGAAACGATTTTGAATAACTTTGACGAGTTTTGCGATGCATTTGAAGGTCGCGCCGCTGAGGCATTTATGAGAGGAGATCAAAATGATGGAAGAGTTACAACAGCAGCAGCAGAAGTTGGAGAGCGTACTCCTAAAGCTGTCCGAGAGGTTGCAGAACCTGGACCAACGGATATCGCAGCTAGAGCGACCGACATTGATGTATCGCCGCCCATCGGGTAGTGACTACGAAAGTCTCTCAGAAACTTTAGATTATTTGCATAATAATATTGAGGGATTAAAGGAGGACTTAGTGAAGGTAGCACAGACGGTCAGATAATATGCCAGTTTCACTAGTTGGTAACGAACAGGTTTTGGTAACGGGGAATACGTTTGTATTTCAACCTGCACCTAGTGCTGTGCTATATCAAGTAGAACCTCGCACAGGACCCTTTCCAATCGTCTATGAGACGATTAATCCTGCCATGAGGGTAGAAGCAGTCGCGACGGGTGGATGCCCCCTTCCAGCGGTTCCTGAGTTGATTACAGGGATCAAGGTATTACCTGGGCATGGTACAGGAGCAACTGGTGTAGGTTGCAAGATTTTGGATATGATTGACTTGGCACCCGAGCCAGTACCCGACATCCCAGAAATGGTGTTACCCGTGTTTAGGGAGCCTTTTATAGAATACGGAGCAATTGTCAGTCCAACACCAGCACCTGCGTTAACGTTACCAGCACCATTGATTGGATATTATTCTGAGAAATATTTTTATGATGCAGAGTATATGTACAGCACGATCTATGATGGTGTTGTAGAAGAGGAAGCACCATTAACTAAACAGAACCGTGTTACGATGGTAAGTTTATTAAATGGTAAGGCAAGTTTACCGTTAGCAGAGATTCCGAGAGAGACGCCGAGACTATTGGCTGATGCGTTCCCTGCGGGGGTGCCGATTAATTTTGGACAGAATGTAATTACAGATCCCGTAAATGATTTAACAGCAGGTAATTTCTGGTTACAGCAATCAATACCTGAAGTTAGTGTATGGAATAAGTTCCAACCATCATATATTCATAGGATGCAGTATTTCTTCACTGTTATTGTAACACATACTTGTCCACCTTTTGCGACACCATTCTTTGGTACGATGACTGTCGAGAACAATTGGACAGCACATTCCAACAGGTTACAATACTATATAAGTCAACAGAAAGGTATATTCCCACTACCATGAGCATTCTACCAACAGGAGGAGGTGCAGAGGGCACTCTACGCCCCATCAGTCGCCTTGGAGACGTTACTACGGGTCATGGGTGCCATCAACCTGTAATTGGCGCTGATGCGTCTCCTACGGTCCAGGTGAATGGTTTACCAATTCACATTGTAACGAACAAGACTATACCTCATACATGTGGTACTGATGTCCACCCTGATGTAATGACGGTTGGTTCATTGACTGTTAAAGCGAATGGACAAAGTGTAATGAGGTTAGGAGATACGATGGTGCCTGGTGGAGCGATGGCAGAAGCATGTCTTACGGTATTTGCCAAATCCTGAGGATGTGTTATAATACAGAAGTCAATTGATTTGAACTATGGCACGAAGCAAAGTTGGACTGAGTGGAAACAAGATGATCGAATCCACTCCCAAGAAAAGTCGTCAAGGTAGTGGACAGCACACAAAGTATGCTGCATCATCTCGTAATGGAAAGCGTAAGCGTTATCGCGGTCAAGGTCGATGAATTTAATTTGCAATCTTCCTGCTGAGAAAGTTTGGGTTCGTAAAGAATATCTCAGAGACCACCAAGATGGTCACGGGGAGTTTGTAGAGGGCGTCTGGGTTGCTGCAAAGAGCATACCTGGACGCGCTTTTTATTTTGAGACATACTTACCAGAGTATGGTGCGATGTATGACAAACTTCCTATTAGTGCGTTTGTACGATCCCCCGAAACCCCAGTCATAGACATGAGTTTGGAGAATTTACAATTTTGGAATTGCATGGATTATGGTGTCTGTGCAATTAACAAAGGATTTGTCTCATCAATGGATTGTGAAATCTTTACAAGAGATCACGGTTTAATGCGAGGACAGTATCTGTTTACACTAGATAACTACCATGCAAATCCTGATGTGATAGATAATAATGTGAGTGAAGTTCCTCAGGAGCACAAGTCGCATAATTGTATTGCATTGAACAATGGTCAATATGCATTGTATCCTAATAATAGGATGCGTCTGTATGACCTCTCTATTACTCCAGAAGAACCCAAGTTCCCTGACTTCAAGGTTTCTACCATAGAATACCAAGTAGAGGCAGGAATTGACTGGGGACGCCTAGGAGACACTGATAATTATTTTTGGGAAACTCATGCTGAACGAAAACAACGGACGGAGACCACTAATGGACAAGAGAGTAGACAAGAGTGAGGACTTTAGGCAGTCTGGAATGACACTCATCACCGAAATCGATAGTGAACGTTATCTAAAAAAAGCAAGTAAGATGAGAGATGTCAAAGAGGGAGAAATCTTTGACAACCAAGAAGAGTGGACGGATGGGTTCTGCGGCAAGTGATAAATAGATTCAGCCTATTGCTGTGTCTAAATGCCAACCTTTCAGACGTTTAAAGACTTAAGCGTCACGTTTAAGAAGCATCCTGTATCAGATGACTTGGTGCAGGTAAAAGACAAGGCAGCGATCGTTCAGTCGATTACTGCCTTGCTTCTCACGTCTAAAGGAGAGAGACCATTTCAACCAGAGTTGGGATGTGGTATTAGTAGATCTTTGTTTGAACCTTTAGATTATGCTACTGCAGGTATGATCAGATCAGAGGTTGCATCAGTTTTAGAACTTTACGAACCTCGTATTACAGTTGATAATATCAGAGTGACACCAGACGAGCAGAATAATGGGTATTCGGTTGAGTTGTTCTACACGATTGTAGGTAGAGACGACACACCAGTAGCAGTAGAATTCTTCTTAGAGCGTACACGATAATGCCTTATACTCAAGTTGCCAATCTAGACTTTGAAGATATCAAAACAGCTCTGAAAGATTATCTCAGAGCAAATTCTGATTTTACTGATTATGATTTTGAGGGTAGTGCATTATCGACCCTAATCGACACACTCGCCTATAACACGTACTATACGGCGTTTAACACCAATATGGTGGTCAATGAACTATTCATTGATAGTGCCACCATGAGGGACAACGTAGTGTCCATTGCGAAGCAATTAGGATACAAACCAAAGAGCAGAACGTCCCCGACTGCAAGTGTTTCATTTACAGTAACGTATGTAAATCCAACGACCGATACAGAACTCCTTTTAAAGAAAGGAAGTGGATTTGTTGCATCGTATGATAATACCATTTACAACTATGTCGTAACCAGTGATGTAACTGCTCAAGTCGTCAATGACGTTGCAACATTTGAAGATGTCATTGTAAGAGAAGGAACTTTACTTACAAATACCTTCACTGTTGATACATCACTGAATTCACAGAGATATATCTTAGATAACCAAAATATTGACACCAATACAGTACGTGTTCGTGTCTTCCCAGAGGGAGGAACATTCAGCGAACCATACTTACTATCTGACAACATCCTAGGTGTAGACGGTGATTCTAAAGTTTTCTTCCTTGACGAGATCGAGGATGAGAGATATGAAGTCATCATGGGTGATGGTGTGTTAGGTAAGAAACTTGAGAATGGTGCGATCATTGAAGTTTCTTACCTAACCACCGCTGGTCCTGCCTCTAATGGAGTTAGGACTTTTGTATTCTCTGGTATCCTAGAAAATCCTGATGGTGTGTCGCCATCTAATTTTCGTACCAACATCACATCCACTATAGCATCTGCTGGTGGAGAAGACATTGAGACAATCAAGAACATTAAGTTCAATGCACCAAAGATTTATGGTGCTCAAGATCGTGCTGTGACAGCACAAGACTATGAAGCGATTGTTAGAAAGATCTATCCATCAACTAGTGATATCATCATCTTTGGTGGTGAAGAGGCAGTCCCACCACAATATGGTAAAGTCTTCATTGTATTAAAACCAAAGGATGCATCATTCTTAACATCGTTGACAAAACAGACCATTGTCGATGAACTTAAGAAGTATACAGTTGCATCAGTAGAACCAGTCATTCAAAATCCTTCTATCTTGTTCGTTGAGTTGAACAGCAAGATTTTCTACAGTGGTTTGTCTACTGATAAGACACCATCTCAGATTAGAGACATGGTGATTAACTCAGTACAAGAGTATATTGACAACAGCGACATTGAGAAGTTCAATGGCAAGTTTAGACACAGTAGAATGACTAGTGTAATTGATGATACAGATCGTAGCATCAATTCAAACTTAACAGAAGTAACAATGCGAAAGGATTTTTATCCTTCACTGAATTCTAGTTTCTATTATGAGATCTGTTTCCAGAACGAATTCGACAAGGATTGTGATGGTCCAACTCTGTCGTCAACTGGATTTAGAGTTACAGAATACCCTCAATTTGATGTCTACCTAGAAGACAGGGATGGCAAAATTGTCCTATATAGACTAGATACTGCAACTGGTGAAAAAGAAGTCCTGAACAATGATATCGGTGATATCGACTATGTGAAAGGGGAGTTGAAAATGTACAACTTGACTATCATCAAGGGTACATATTTTGATAATAGAATTTCAGTTAGAGTACAACCACTTCGTAATGATATTCAAGCACTACGTGAAGTCTATCTTGACGTAGATGTGGCAAGTTCTAGTTTCACTGCATATAAAGAGTAATTAAATGGCTGCTAAGACGAAGAGAATTTCCACTCTGATTGAAACTCAACTTCCAGAGTTCATTACTAATGAGTACGAATTGTTTGGTCAGTTCGTACAAAAGTATTATGAGCAACAGGAAGTTCAGGGTGGCGTTTTAGATATTGCCAATAATTTCTTAGAATATCGTGATATTGATTTCTACGAAAAGAAATTACTATCTGAAAACGATACTCTAGTTACTACCATCAGTGAGACTGATGAGACTGTTGTTCTGCTGGATGCATCTTCGTTCCCAGAGAAGAACGGTTATGTAAGAATTAATGATGAAATTATCTTTTACCAAGAAAGAACAGGAACAGAACTAAGAAAGTGTTCTCGTGGTGTTAGTGGTAACACTACTCTTGGTGACTTGTATGACAAGTCTAACTTTGTCGATACTACCGCTGCTTCTCACTCCGCAGGTTCTACTGTACATAATATCAGTAACCTGTTCTTGTATGCTTTCGTAAAAAGCTTTGAAAATCAGTATCTTGGTTCTTTTCCAGAAAAATACCTCAAAGGTGAGGTAGACAAGAGAACTCTGATTAAGAATATTCAGAAGTTCTATAAGTCAAAGGGAACTTCTAGTTCTATCAAGTTTATCTTCAATACTATTGTTGCCAAAGATATTGAGAATAAACCAGAAGTATACAATCCAAAGGATTTTACACTCAAATCTTCTGAATCTGACTGGATCAGTGTATATGCACTCAAGTGTAAAGTAATCTCTGGCGATCCTTATTCTCTGGTTGGCAAAAAGATTGCCCAGCAAGAGACCGATGAGTATGGTTATGCTGATTGCACTGTTGATGCAGTTAGACCAGAAGGCACAATCGATGGTGAGCAGATCTATAATATCATTCTAGCACCAGAAACTGTCAATGGATCTTTTGGCATTTCTACTAAGACTAGACTTGAGACAAGACTACTGGGCAGTGATAGAATTGGCAGCAGAGCAAACGTATTCTCTACCCTAGGATGGGGTAAGCAAGGTTCTGTTGTAATTGGTTCTGAGACTATTGACTTTGATGAGAAGAATGCAACTCAGTTCTATATTTCTAGAAGAAGAGCAAACGAAACTTACGAAGCAGGTACATCTGTATACAAACCTGTCTTAATTGAGGGTCATGGTGTTACTCTATTGACCTTTGGTGTTGTCTACAATGCAACTACAACCGATGGTCAACCATTCTCCTCTCCAGGAGATCGTTTGCAGGTCTCTGAACCTGGGTTTAAGACTGATGACGTAAAAGTAGTCCAAAGCGGCACAAACACCCCCAGGTGGATCACAGGTGCCGTAGGAGACATTAGTATTCCCACAAGTCCTCAGACAACACTAGACGATGCAAAGTCCAATGTATCTGCAATATTCTCAGACGAACAGTATTACTACATTGCTTCTTCTGGATATCCAGATTACAATATTTTAGACAGATCTAGTGTTGATGAAACACTACTGGATCAAAAACTCCTAAGAATTATTAGAAAGGAAGCAATTGCTACCACTGAGAGATATGCAACTCCTGCGAGTGAAGTTGGTATCTTAGTTAATGGCGTTCGTGTTTATGGTTACAAGGATCCAGAGATCTTACGTTTTGGAAAAGTTGAAAGAATTGATGTCAATACCAGAGGTAGAGGATATGATAGTCCTCCATTTGTTCTTCTAGATGGTGTTCCCAACAAAGCAAGAGCAATTCTAATTGGACAGGTTGTTGATAGAATTGATATTATTGATGCAACAACGGTCTTTACATCTACACCTAGTGTTGAAGTTACTTCTGGTAGAGGAGCAGAAGTAGAAGCTGTTGTTACTGGTGGAAAAGTTACCAGTCTCAAAATCAATAACGCTGGTCAGTATTACTCTTCTCCACCAACTGTTGTCATTCGCGATAAAGTAGGAAGAGGTCGTTTTGCTGATTACGAAGCTATTGTAAGTCCCGAAGGACAAATTACTGGATTTAATCAAATTGCTGAAGGTACGTTGTACACTCAGCAAAACATTGAAGTTGAGATTATTCCAACTGGAAGAGATGGAACCGCAAATGCAGTTCTAACTGAATGGGTTTATGACAGACAACATAAACTCAAATCTGTTATTGATAGTGATAATGGATATTACTTCAGAAACTACAATCCATTACTAGAGTATGGATATGGTCATGTTGCAAACCCACGTCAACTTAGAGTTGAGTTGGGTGATAACATTGATGGTGCAGGAAGTGAACCTGCAAATAAAACACACTCACCAATCATTGGTTTTGCTTATGATGGCAATCCAATCTATGGTCCTTTTGGTTATGAGGATCCAGTAGATCCACAATCGCCTATTACCAGAATGACTTCTAGTTATTCTATCAAGGCAAATAGAACTGATGGTCCTAGTGTTACTGAATATCCACTAGGAACTTTTACTAATGATTACACATACAATCATAGGAGTGGTTCACTAGACGAGAATAATGGAAGATTTACAGTTACCCCAGAATTTCCGCAAGGAACTTATGCTTATTTCATTACTATTGATAGCAATCAAGTACCGCAATTCCCATAC